CTATAGGGGAAAGGCGATGACCGATACCGGATTTAGCAGGCCCACCTTGCAGGAACTGATCACCCGTAACTAGGCCGATATCAACACACGTCTGCCGGGCGCGGACAGCCGGGTTCGGCGCTCGATTCTGTCGGTTCTGGCCCGCATGCACGCCGGGGCTGTTCATTGCCTCTACGGCTTCCTGGACTGGATCGCCAAACAGGGTTTTCCCGATACGGCGGAGGCTGAGAATATGGAGCGGTGGGCCACCCTTTATAGCATCGTGCGCAAGGCTTCCACAAAGGCCACCGGTACAGTGACCCTCACCGGAACAAACGGCATGCTGGTGAATACCGGCACCGTTCTGCAGCGTGGTGACGGGGTGGAGTTTGTGACCACCCAGGCCGTCACCATTGCCAGCGGAACCGCAATCCCGACTGTAGAAGCAAAAAAAGCCGGGGAAGACGGAAACACCACCACCGCAACTATTTTGACCTTCGTTTCGCCGATTGCTGGCGTGAACGCCACGGCGACTTCCGGCACGCTTGCGGGCGGAACCGACAGCGAATCCGACGATTCTCTCCGGGAGCGGCTTCTGATCCGGATGCGACAACCGCCCCAGGGGGGCGCTGAATTCGACTACAAGGCATGGGCGCTCGAATGTGCCGGGGTCACCCGGGCCTTTGTGGTCGCCCAGGAGGCAGGGGTGGGCACTGTAACCGTTCGGCCGATGATGGATGATACTTACGCCAATGGTATTCCCCAGGCTGGCGATATCGAGACCATCCAGTCCTATATCCATTCAAAGCGGCCTGTCACGGCGGCGGTGACGGTTGTGGCCCCCACGCCCACGACACTGAACTTCAATATCACGCTGAAAAAGAAGGACGGCGCCACTGAAAACTCGCCGACCGTTCGGGCGGCAGTTGAGGCGGAACTGAAAGATCTGATCACACGGGATGCCGAGCCGGGCGGAAAAATTCTGCTCAGCCGGATGCGTGAGGCCATATCGATCGCCGCCGGAGAATATGACCACGTCCTGAACAGCCCTGCCGCTGACGTAACGCAGGCCACCGGACAGATTGCGGTCTTCGGAGCCATCACATGGGTCTGAGTGTGGATGATTACGCTTCCCTGCTGAAAGCGCTCCTTCCCCAGGGGGTCGCATGGGCGAAAGATAACGCGTCCCGGCTGAACGATCTGGTTTTCGGCCTGGCGGAAGAGTTCGCAAGACTGGACAGCCGGGCGAACACGCTGCTGACTGAACTTGATCCCAGGGAAACCACGGAACTGCTTTACGACTGGGAGAGGGTGTTAGGCCTTCCGGACAACTGTTCGGGAATTGTTCCGGACACGCTCACCGAGCGCCGGAACGCCATCGTGACCAAACTGAACGCCATTGGTGGTCAGTCTTCCCAGTATTTCATCGATCTGGCGGCGGCGGCGGGATTTCAGATCACCGTCACGGAATTTCGGCCTTTTGTAACTGGCAGCGACGCTGGAACACCTCTCTATGGGGAAGCCTGGGCCTATGCCTGGCAGGTGAATTCCGCCCTTAATACCATCACGGAATTCGTGGCCGGTTCAGGAGCCGGGGAGCCTCTTCGGGATTGGGGAAACGCTTTGCTGGAATGCCTGATCAACCGCTACAAACCAGCTCACACCACTGTTCTTTTTGCCTACACGTAGGGAGCGTTACATGTTTCGTATCGATAATGCCAAAGCGGTCGCTGTTCAGCCAACCTATCCTTCAGCCGGTACTCCCGGCTATTACACGAAAGGAGACCCTAACGGCGGGATTCCGGCCACCCCGGTCGATGAATGGTGGCTCAACCAGATTCAGGAAGAGCTGCTCGCTCTCGTGGTGGCTGGTGGCCTGACCCCGACCAAAGGGACGAACACTCAGATCCGTGATGCGGTGAATGCTTTGATCGTGGCCGCCTCGGTCAACCTGGGGGCTTCCGCGCATGGTCTGCTGCGGGGGAAGGCTCCAGCCTACGTTGATGCCAATACGGTCAAAATTTTTGCCAACACGGTTTTTTATAAGGCCGACGGGACCAAGTATGGACGATTTTCGGCCGACCAGAACGTGGTGCTGAGCAGCACCGGGGTGAATGCGCTCGACACGGGTGTCAAAGCCAACTCGGCCCATTACCATCTTCACTTTTATGGCAAGAACGACAACTCGGCTCCCTGCGCGGTTCTGTCGCTCAGTGACACGATGCCCAGCCCTCCGGCCGGTTATGACTGGTCGGTCTATGCAAATGCCTGTTTCACCACCGACGCAGCAGGCAACCTGATTCCTTCCCGGATTTTGGGATGGGGAAACGATAGCCCCCTGATCCTTTACAAAAACACCTCCCTGACTAGCGGCACGCTTGAGGTTCTGGCGGGAGGAACCGCTTCCAGCTGGACGGCGGTCTCCTGTGCCACCCTTATCCCGGCAAATGCCCGGATGGCGGTTTTGTATCAGTCCGGCCAGTCAACCAATTCCGGCGCGGGATACACGCAGCTCCGAACGCCCGGCATGCCATCCGGTGTCTATCAGCAAAGCCTCACCTCGGCGGGAAGCGGGGACAACGTCTACCAGTCGAGCGTCGTTCCGCTGGAACTGAATTCGAGCCGCCAGTTCGAATATATTTCGAGCGGTTCAAAGCCCCTCAGCGTGGGAGTGGCTGGCTATTATCTCGGTACATAGGAGGCTTCCCATGAGTTTCAACATTGTTCGAAAAATCGACGACCACTCGGTCATCATCAAGGGCGGATTCTGCGAGTTCGAAGCGCATCTCAACGAAGCGGGCGAAATCGTGGAACGCCAGTTCGATGCGGCGGTTTATGAACAGATAGAGCTCCCTGAGAGGCCGGTTAATCTGGTCATCACCCCGTTGCCGACCACCGACCAGCGGATTGTCGCTGGAAGATCGGCCCTTCGGGAACGCTTCCTGAAGGCTCCGCTGAGCCTGCGAAAAGCTTTCGCCAAAGTGATGGCTGAAGTGCGCTCAGCGCTCGACATGGGAGATTTCGAGCTGGCCGAGGCCCTGGTCGAAGCGGTCGACCTGTCTGTCCTGATGGACCCGAATGAAAGCGAACTGGCCCAGGGTATCAAAACCGAACTACTGGGCGGTCTGGCACAGTTCAAAACGCTGGAGTGACCCATGTCTGATACGAAGATCAGCCAGCTCCCATCGGCCACAACCGTGAATACGACTGATGAACTGCCAATCAACAACGCAGGCACAACCCGTAAGACCACCCTTCAGAAAATCGGAGAGGTGATCGGATATGTGGCCCATGCGGCGAATGCAGCCATCCATCGCCAAATCAATGATTCGGGAACCCTGGCCACCGAACTCTGGTCTGCGGCGAAAATCATCACTGAACTGGCAGGCAAGGCCAACAGCAGTCACAACCACAACGCCAGCGACATCACTGCGGGGACCTTACCGGTGGAACGGGGCGGGAGCGGCCTGTCGACATTCGCCGCCGGCAAACTGATGTTCGCATCTGCCCTCAATACTTTTGCTGAACTGGCTCTGGGTTCCAGCCTGGCAATCGGCTCGAACACCCTGGAGGTGGTGAACAACACCAGCATTCAAAAAATCACGCTTGCCAAGGCTGGCGTCGATGTGGGAACCCGGCCGAAAGTGAATGTCATTGACGGCAGCGGAATCTCAACCAGCGTGGTCGACAATTCAGCCTCCGATCGGATCGACATGACGATCAATGTCACAACCCAGGCGCTTCCGGCTGGATACCGGGGCACCGCTCAACCGGTCTATGCTACAGCGGCGACTTTCACGGTGGCCTATATTCGGGATCGCAACAGCGCGGACGATGGGGACATCGTCAAAACCACCAGCACCACCGTGGACATCTCGGCTTTCGGTCTGAATGGGGTGGCCCAGTCGGCCTTGCTCGGCGGAACAATCGGGACCGGTGGGGCCTCATCGGCTACCATCACCGGATCAGGCACCGCATTTTCGACGGACTTCATGGTGGGGGATGTGATCTGGACGGCTTCTGGCGCAAGGCGAATCACGGCAATTGGTTCGAACGTATCGCTCACAGTGGAGAGCGCCATTACGCTTGCCAATGGTACGGGCTACAAGCGAGGCGGGGAAGCACCCAACACGTTCTATAACCTGTACGCCATTACCAATGGCACCACACTCGGGCTGATTCTATCTACCCGAAACGTCGCTGGCGGTGAGACGCTGGTGGATCTGCCGAGCGGCTATAACAAGTCACGACAACAGCCTTTTACTGTTAAAAACGACGGTTCAAGCAACATCGTTGACTTCTATGTGTCCCATGGCTGGCCTTACCGCCCTCTGGTGATGTACAGGGTGGACTACTCGGCGGCGGGAACGGGCGCCACCAATATCTCTGTCAGCCTGAGTGCAACCTCGTTCACCGCTTTGTCTCTGGCCGCCTACTGTCCGCCCATTGCCCGCCATGTTTTACTTCACCTGAATAGCAGCGTGGCGAACTCGATATCTTTACGAGAGACCGGGTCAGCGCTTACGGTCGGTTTCACCACCACCATAGACGGTAACGGCGCCCATCACCTGCCGTACTTCTATCCCGTAAACGCTTCCCAGTCCCTTGATTACAAAGTAACCGCCGGGACTTTGAAGCTCGATGTGGCTGGATTTGTGGTCACGGAAGTCGCATAACGGCCTGGGTTTCGAAGCGGGCGCGGTATAGGGATAAAAATGGACAAACTTCAGGAATGCCACAACCTTTGTGCGGGGCAACCCCGTTGTTAGTGACCCGGTTAGCTTCTAATACGGAGTAAAAGCGATGGAACAAGTGAACTGGCTCGATAGCCTTTTAACCCAGGTGCTTGGCCCCATGGGCCTGACCATTGGGGCATTAGTTGTCGTCAGGGAGTTGTTTCTGATGTTCATCAAGGAACGTGAAGCCAGTCGGGTTTCCGCTCAGGAGCAGCGGGATTACCTGACCAGGGAGGCCGATCATAACCGCACCGCTTTTATGGATGTCCTCGGGCTGTTGAAGGTTGAACTGGCCACCTGCAATGAACACCGCGATGAATGCACCAAGCGGATTACGTTCCTCACTGAAAAATGCGCCACCTTGCAGGAACGGGTGGATCAGCTGGAAGGCCCACTACGAAGCATTTTGAGCAGAGTGGAAGCCGGTCTGAAGAAGAAACCACGCAAGAGGTAATATTATGAGCCCATTACCCGGATTGTCGGATCGCCAGATAGAGCGTATCCGGCAAGTCAAACAGGTCTTTGAGAAAGTGGAGAAACTGACTGGGGTACCCTGGCAAGCTGTGGCTGCCGTGTGGTACCGGGAGAGTTTTTCGGTCACGCCACCCCAAACCCCCGGTGGCCCGTTTCAGTTTGATCCCGTTTTGCAGCCCGTGACGATTCGTAATCTGCTGAAATTCTTTACGCGGCTCTCATATCCTGAAATTGAGCAATACGCGCGTAAAGGGATCAACGATTTTGAAACCGGAGCCTTGTGTGCGGCTTGTTGGCTGCGTTTGAAAACAAAGCCGGTCATTACGCCGGATGCTAAGGATGAACTGATTCAGGATGCCTTGTACGGATACAACGGGCGAGCGTACGGAGGGGCGGACAAAAGCCCCTATGTCATGAACGGCCTGGATTCAGCTCACCAGGATATGGTACTGCGGGGAACCATCCCGGACGGTAAGGGGGGCCGCAAGCGCGTTGAAATTATTGATAAACGTCCCGGGGCTTATACGGTGTACAAGCAGCTGAAAGCGCTGAACATCTAGGAGGCAAAGCATGGCCCGAAAAATCGTGGCCATCCATGGGATTGGCGATGCCCAACCCGGATGGTCTGAATTACCGCGACTGGATCTGGGTATTCCCCAAGAAGACTGGATCGAGTTTTGCTATGACGATCTCATGGACAAGACCTTGTTTAACCGACTGGTGGTGACGGCAACCAGGGCCTTCCTAAGCCATTCTTATGGCCCGGAAGCTGCTGCCCTGGCCAGTGGGGCTGAAGACTATGTCAACGACATCATTAATTATTTTGTGATGAAAGGTGCCCGGCTTGAAATCCAGGTCCGGCTGAAAGGTATCCTGGAAAAGCACCCGGAGGCCATTATTCTAAGCCATTCACTGGGAACGGTGGTGGCTTATGAAACGCTGAAAAACTTTGATCTGAAAGCCCATACGCTCTTTACGTTTGGCTCCCCATTATCGAAGTTTACGGTTAAAAAATTCCTCAGAGTCCCTGAGAAAAGTCGTCCCAATGTGATCAACTGGTTTAATGTCTGGAGCCCTTTTGACCCTGTGAGTGGGCAAATTGAGGGCTTAGGTTGCAAGAAAAAAGATCAGTACAAGATCAGAAATTCACACAACCTGCTGAAATACGTGCATTCTCAGAAATCCAGAATTTTGAAGATTTACAACCAAAACAAGGATGAAGGTAAAGCCTCATGACACGCTCTCTTGAAATCAAAAGGGAAAAAGGCTTCTTGTTGCATGCGCTGGCACGACTGGTTCAGGTGATTACACTGATATTGCTGATGCACTTTGTTCAAGCGGCGTTGGCCTTCCTGATGGGTCTTCTGCGCCTGCTCATTACCATAACCCAACCAGGCACCATGGTATGACATGCCAGCTATTTACCCTGTATTTCACTGGGGGATTTAACCGATGAGATCGTATGAACGGGTAAATCAATCTGAAATTCAGAAGCGGATCAATGCCCTGATGTTCCTCTGTTTCCAGGGGCACTCCTCTTCGGTGATCGTCAAAACGGCTTGCCATAACTGGGAAATAACCGAGCGCCAGGCCAAACGGTATTTGCAAAAAGCCAGGGAACAGCAAAAAAAGCTCGGATCCCAACCCATAGAAGATACCTATAACCTGGTCTTTCACAAGGTCGATTATCTTTACCAGCTCGGTATCCAGACTAAAGATCATGACCTCTCCAGGAAGGCCAGCGCAGACCTGATTAAACTGTACAAGGAAAAGCGCAAGGACGTGATGAATGACACGACCCAATCGCATCACTCCCGACTTATTAAAGCGGATCAACTGGAAGCGGTTATACGATCACTGGAACATGAGCGGGGAAATCTCCCAGAGTGAAGTGGCGCTTACCCTTGCTTACATGCGGGGTTTCCAGGATTTCAATTATTTCGTGGAAGCCTTTTTCCCGCACCATTGCCAGTTCCGTTTTTCCAGAATGCATGAGTGTTTCTTTACGGATGAAACCGATCCTTTGCGCAGGTCGCGCCGCGATGTGATTGCCGCCCCCCGCGGTCATGCCAAGACCACCTTCAAGGTTCTCTTCAAAGCCATTCATGCCATTGTTTACGGGTATGAATCCTTTATCCTGGTTGTCGGTCATTCCTCCAGTGAAGCGCAAGGCAAAGTACAGAATATTCTCGATGAACTGCAAAATAATCAACGACTGATTGAGGTTTGCGGGGAACTGGCCCCGCCGGTTAAGCGAAGGTCTCGTAAAGGGTTTGTCACCCAAAACGGGATTCAGGTGATGGCCAAATCCAAGGGTCAGCAAGTGCGGGGCCTTTTGCATGGGCAGCACCGTCCCAGCCTGATCCTCTGCGATGACATTGAATCTTTGGACGGTACATTGACACCGGAACAACGGGTTAAAACCCGCGACTGGTTTTTCAAGGATGTGATGAAATGCGGACAAGTGGACGGATCGACCAATATCACCGTGATTGGAACCTGTCTGCATCCGGAATCTTTATTGTCTGAACTTTTGCAATCTCCCGGCTGGGCGATTCAGAAATACCAGGCTGTGGAACGCTTTTCGGATCATGAATCCCTCTGGGAACAATGGAAAACAATTTATACGGATTTGTCCAATGCCAACCGGCAAGTGGACGCCCAGACTTTTTATGAAACCCATGCGGATGCCTTGCTTTCTGGAACGCAAGTGTTGTGGCCTTCCGGGGAGTCCTATTTGCAGTTGATGCGCATGCGAATCGATGAAGGTCAGGCCAGCTTTTACAGTGAAAAGCAAAATGATCCGCTCGATCCCGAGCGGCAGCTTTTTGACATGAAAATTGCCAGGCGCTTCCGAATTATGGAGGACGGGGTTCTCTGGCTGGATGGATCAGAAAAACTGGTGCCCTGGACATCGTTGGAGCGGGTTATTGCTTTTCATGATCCGGCATTGGGTAAGAAACCCGGCCAGCACTCGGAACCTGACTTTGCGGCCATCGTGGTGGTGGGGCAAGATATGGACGGATACTTATACGCACTGGATTGCTACATGGAAAAAGCCGCTCCGGCTATACAGATCAGCAAGGCCCTGGCGCTGCAAAAAAAGTGGGGCTTTGACCTGCTGTATCTGGAAGAAAACCATTTCCAGCAACTGATGAAACCTTTGTACACCCAGGCCATTGAAGAATCAGGGGTAACGAACTTCCGGGTGGTGGGTGTCCACCAGCACCAGAACAAGTACCAGCGCATTTCCACACTGGAACCCGATATTACCAACGGTCACCTGCTGTTTTCTGAAAGCATCCATCCCCGTTTAATGGATCAATTAACGCTCTTTCCCACCAGTTATGACGACGGACCGGATGCCCTGCATGGCGCCGTGGCCCAACTGAAGCGGGGATCCGTTCAGCCTCGCCTGCGGCGTATTTAGCGGCATAACTCAATCAGGAGAAACGATATGGCCCTTGAGATTACTTCACTGCTCATCGGGAAAATCAAACTGCCGGCACAATCCCTCAAAGAACACCCCAAAAAACAAATTCGACAGATTGCGGACAGCATCCAGGCTTACGGGTTCAATGACCCGGTGGCGGTCGATGAGAATAATGAAATTATCGAAGGGGTGGGTCGTGTTCTGGCGGCAAGAGAACTTGGACTCAAAGATATCCCGGTCATTTCTTTAAAGCATCTCAATGCGGCGCAAAAAAAAGCGTACCGCATTGCTCACAATAAAATTTGCCTGAACAGTGATTTTAATCTTGAAGCCTTGCGCTTGGAATTTGAAGCCCTCTCCCAACTGGATGTTTCGATGCTGACCCTGTCCGGTTTTGAAACGGCTGAAATCGATGATCTGATGATGATGCCCGTTCTGCCGGATTTGGACAAGGAACTCACGGAAGCCATGAAACAGTCTAAAACGGTGATTTGCCCCCATTGCGGAGGCGAGGTGTATGTATAAGGTCATTAGCCTTTTTGCCGGGTGCGGGGGGTCCAGCCTTGGTTACAAGCTGGCCGGATGCCAGGTTTTGGCCGCGGTGGAATTTGATAAGAATGCCGCTGCGGTATACCGGGAGAATTTTAAGGGGACGTTCCTGTATGAAACCGATATTACCCTGCTGGATCCGGAAAGCGTTTTATCGGATCTGAATCTGAAACCGGGTGAGCTGGATATTCTGGATGGCTCACCGCCTTGCCAGGGGTTTTCCATG